GGTACAAACGTTCCAAGTGCCTCTTTCAACATATCACAAACAGATGGAAATGGTAATTTTGATGCTAGTGTTCCTTTTGGTGTAGACTTATTGACGACTGGTCCAAAGGAAGACAATCTTCAATATCTTGCTCCAGTTCCTGCAACAGCCACAACCGGAAACAATGTTGTATTCCACTTAGAGAATATGACTGGTGATAATGATTTTGATACGTCTTTATCAACCACGTTCTCAGGTACTGATGTATCTTTAAGTCTAACTGGTTCAGCTACACAACAATTAAAGTTCGTGGTTCCGTTTCAGTTTGGATTCGATGGTAGTAACCCAGCCACACCTTTTTCAACAGGTGGTGACATAGTCAATACCAACACCCAAGGTTTTGATTTGTCAAGTGCCACTGCAAGTGGTTCTGTTGCTTTCAAACGAGCTATCAACGCCGTAAGTAATCCTGATGAGTTCGATATAAACTTATTAGTCACACCTGGTGTGATTCATGGTTTACACTCAACGGTAACGAATCACGCAATATCCAAGATGGAAGCTAGAGCTGATGCTTTCTACATAATGGATGCAACTGGTGTAAATGATAGTATAACTACAGTAAAAAATACAATCAAAACACTAGATACAAACTACGCCGGAACTTATTATCCTTGGGTTAAAATAGTGGATAGGGATACTGCTAGACCAGTGTTTGTTCCGCCATCAGTCGTGCTACCTGGTGTGATTAGTTTCACCGATAGTACAGCTCATGAGTGGTTCGCACCAGCAGGTTTGAATCGTGGTGGACTTACAAGTGTATTGGAAGCTAAGCAGAGACTTACTCACGCCGAGAGAGATGACCTTTATGAAAATAGAATCAATCCAATAGCTTCATTTCCTGGTCAAGGTGTGGTTGTGTTTGGACAGAAAACACTTCAATCCAAACCATCAGCACTAGATAGGATTAATATCAGAAGACTATTGATTTCATTAAGGAAGTTTATCGCAAGTACATCAAGGTTCTTGGTATTTGAACAAAACAACCAAGCTTTAAGAAATCGTTTCTTAAACATTGTTAATCCATTCTTAGAGCAAGTTCAGTCCAATAGTGGATTGAGTGCGTTTAGAGTGGTTATGGATGACACCAATAATACACCTGACGTTGTTGATAGGAATCAATTAGTAGGACAGATATTCATTCAACCAACTAGAACGGCTGAATTTATCGTGCTTGATTTTGTTGTCCAACCAACTGGAGCTACTTTCCCAGAGTAAGTTTGAATTTAAAACAAAAGTAACTAAGATAAAAACCCTGACTTCGGTCGGGGTTTTGTCTTTTTACTAAAAATTTCTTTAATTGATATTTATTTATGAGTACAAATAAAAGACTTTTTTAGGAGAATAAAGAATGGCTACGTTAGACCCTTCAGAAATCATGTTTACACCGTTTGAACCGAAAACTCAAAATCGGTTCATTATGTATATTGAAGGTGTTCCAGCTTATCTGATTAAAGCTGCAAATAGACCACAGATTCAGTTCGAAGAAATAGTATTAGACCATATCAATGTCAAGAGGTATATTAAGGGTAAAGGAGCTTGGCAACCAATTGATATCGTATTATATGACCCTGTTGTACCTAGTGGTGCACAAGCCGTCATGGAATGGGTTCGTTTATCACACGAATCAGTAACAGGACGCGACGGATATTCAGATTTTTACAAGAAAGATGTTACTTTTAATATGTTAGGCCCAGTTGGTGATATAGTTGAGGAATGGAAATTAAAAGGAACATACATACAGAACGCAGACTTTGGGCCAATGGATTATGCGACGAGTGACCCTGCAGAGATAACTTTAACACTTCAATACGATTACGCAGTATTAGAATTCTAAGGAGATTAAAATGAGCGAATGGTTAGCAGCAAATTGGGAGTACGTTTTGGTAGCTTTTTACGCAATTGAAAAGATTGTCAAACTTACACCAACTAAATATGATGACATCTTATTTGACGCGGTTTTAAAACCAATCAAAGAAAAGTTGATGCCATCAAAATAAAATAGTTTTTCACAATAAAAGGTTATAATTATAATTGGTTATTAAATTAATTCACAAAGGAGTCATTAATGGCTGAAAATAAATTTCCCACCGAGATGGTTGAATTACCATCCAAGGGTTATTTCTACTTTGATGGTCATCCATTATCTAGTGGAAAAGTAGAGGTAAAATACATGACCGCAAAAGAGGAAGATATCCTTACCTCTCAGAACTTAATACAACAAGGTGTTGTCATTGATAAACTTATGCAATCATTGATTGTGGATAAATCAATTAAATTAGATGATATGTTGATTGGAGATAAAAACGCCATCATGGTTGCAGCTCGTATATTAGGTTATGGTGGAGATTATGATTTTGAATATGATGGAGTCAAACAGAAAGTTGATTTGACCAAACTTGAACCAGTCGAAATAGATTTTTCAGGTTGTGAGAAAGGAAAGAATGAATTTTCATTTAAATTACCCACATCCAAAAGAGATATTACCTTTAAGTTGTTGACAGGAAAAGATGAAAAAGAGATATCAGAGGAGAGTAAAGCTAGACAAAAAATATCGAAGAATCAAGGTTCTGACATCACTACAAGATTCAAAAAAATGATACTTTCGGTAGATGGTCAAGCTGATAAATCCTACATTAACAACTTTATCGATAATGAGTTTTTATCAAGAGATTCATTAGCATTCAGACAACAACTATCAAAGATAACACCTGATGTCGACATGACTACAAAAATAGTTAATGAATCTGGAGAGGAGACAGAAGTGGTGATACCAATCACCGTTCGATTTTTTTGGCCTTCCACCCGAATATAAACTTCAAATACATGAGGAAATATTCCAAATAATACTCCACTCTAAAGGTGGATTTACCTTTCAAGAGGTTTACGACCTACCGGTATATCTACGTTCATTTTATTTAAAAAGATTACAAACGTTTTACAAGAAGGAATCCGATGCGTTGCAAAAAGAAATGAACAAGTACCAAACCCCAACCAAAAAATAATTTTTCGAATTATTGATATTTATTATTAAGTTATAGCACTAATTTAAACTGGAGACTAATATGCCTAAATACAAAAAGGTAAATGAAGGAATTATAGATAATTTTATAGAAAAACTTTTCACAAAAGTAGGTGAAAAGGCTCGTTCAAAAGCTATAGATAATTTAGCCGACCAAGACCCGCAATTCAAGAGTGATTACGAGGTTTTGCAAAGTCTTCAGGCAAAAATGAAAAAACGATTAAATACAAAAGCAAAAAGAGACGCCGCACTCAAAAGAGCATTAGCAAGATACTAACTAGGAATTCAGAATGGCAGAACCCAGAGGAGGGAGAGGTGCCCCTACAAAAAAAGAAGCAACTTTAGTAACTGATTTAGCTTCACAGGCTACTCAATACGCTGATTCCATACGAGACGGTAATAAAGCTCTAAATGCCTTGTTCGGTACTGCTGATAAACTTAATCTTATCTCTGAAGAGATATTAAATAAAAGTGGAAAAAAACTAAAGGTTGACCAAGATACAGCGGAAGCGGCTCTCCGTGCTTTAAAGGCACAAGACAGTATAAATGATTCATTGAAAGAGCAGTTTGGTGGAGCTGTAAACTTGGCCGAAAAATTTCAAGAGGTTGCTGATATCGTGAAATTGGCAGCAGTAAATCCTTTCACAGCTGTGGTGTCTTTGATTACATTAGCAGTGGTAACAGCTATAAAATTTCAAAAGGCCATTGCCGACACACGTAAAGACCTTGGTGTTTCAGCCGGTGAAGCCATAAA